ACCAGCACCCCAATTTGTTTCCCTTACTTGTTTATAGAAGCGTTCTCGAACGCGTTTCATATACTCGTCTTCCATAACTACTTATTTAACATAATCTAAGACTAGTTCTTCGCCCATACAAAGCATTTGTAACGTTCTGAATTTGCGTTCGTCGTCTAGTGGTTTTGCTTCGTTGTAATCACTACTCCATACTAACTGACCACCGTACATTAATCCACAAAAGTATTCTAGTTGTGAGTTCATTACAATGAACCAGTCGCGTTTAGGTTGTTTCTTCCCTACCATATTTTGAATCTGATATTTTTAGTCCACAATATAAATCTAACATTCTCATTTCACGATCAGCTAAATACTTATTATAGCGATGTTTTTTCATTATTAATTTAATACCCCAATCTCGCCACTCCTCATTTTGAGCCTCAGTCATTGTGTATTGTTGAAACCAGTTATCCTTTCTACCTTCTACATCTTCAAATTTAAGAGAATGACCTGCTATTTCAAACATCTTATCAATCAGTTCCTTTAATATTAACTTATTTTTATCTTCTCGTTTCATTTCAGATATTTTGGTTTAATATTCTTCATGTCCTAATCTCATTAATTCTGCTTTCAAACTGCTAATTGCATAACCACTATTATATACAGTATCAGGATCTAACTCTTTAATCTTCTCTGCAAGATCTGTTCTATAACCTACTTCATAGTATCTAGCTTCAATAGAATTAGCTAAATTTTGTACTTGCCTGTTTCCTACAACTGATATTCTTAAATCATAGTCAGTCCATTTGGTTTTGTAGTCCATCATTGCAATGTGTCCTGTGATTTTGCATTTTAGATTGCTTAGAAACCTATTCCTAACTCTCACTATTGAATTATCATCACCAAACAAATGTAAGAATCTAAGAAACCATCTAGGACACCACCAAGGCTTTGCTTTATAATCCATAAAGATTACTAACGGCTCCATTGCTTCAAAAATAGGGCCTAACTTATTATATGGAACTGATCCTAAGTAATGATATTTTTCATAGAAGTTTTTAGGAAAGAATATAGCTCTAATATCATTCCAAGTAATATTCCTAGTATGAATCATTCCTTTCTTTCTACCTCTCCAAAACAACATACTATGACCAAAGTCAGTTAGTTTCTGTTTGAATGTTCGTTTATCCTTGATGTAGAATTTACTTTTCATCTTTATTATTTAATTCTCCTAAAGATACAACTCCATCTTTGATCACCAAATACTGATTTTGTCCATATTCAAGTGTGTCTATGAAGTAATATCTACTACCAGTAGATTTACCTTTAATATCAATTGTATCTTGTGGTGTATGTCCTACTACTTGAATGATTTGATTACGTAATGTATCTCTATTAGCAGCCATTAATGCTTTAGGTCTGATCCAAAGTGGGCTTTGGTATGGTTCATTTCCATGCCCACTAGATAATGTTGCTATGTTATTCTCATAATCATAGTACTTAAATGAACGATAAGCTAATTTTTGAGGTTGATAATAGAATAAATCATTAACATACATTGCTAAATTAGGTACATCCCACATTACAATATTGTCATCTAACCATTCACTACTTAGTCCAGCGTGTGTAAAAACAAATTCGTCAACTTGATAAGCTGCTTGTAGATATTGTTTATTTTCGCTTACTACGTGTTTGATTGACGGCGCCATTAATGTTTGATAACCTGAAGTATTCGTTTCATCAATGCCTGGATAGTAATGATAATCGTGATTACCAAGTAACAATGTTACTTTATGGTATATAGATGTGTTTCTGAAATCAATAATGTCTAGAAAGTTATTAATTTGGTCTAGTCCTTTAACTGTAAATGAATCAAAGTAATCACCTACAAATATAAATTCATCTGTATCGTCGTGCTCTTTAGCTACGATTTGTTTCCATATATCACGACCATGAATATCGCCTATTGCTACTAATTTCATAACCTAAATTTATGTAACTATTTTGCCCCTACCAAAATTTATACCACGGTTTTTCTACCTTAGATTTTGGTTTTGATGGTACTTTGAGAGTATGATTTAATAATAGATTAGCATGTTTCTGGACTAATACTTTATCTTCAGTTGACAATTCACTAACATTAATGTGAATTTGTACTGATGGACTAGCATTACCAGCCTCTAACGTTGTAGTTATAACGTAATATTCTTTGCCTTTGACATAAACTGTACGTACCATAGATATAAATATCCATAGTTTAGAAGAATGTTAATTCTTACTCAGTCTCGTGATTCATAAAATTTACAAACTCAAGAGCAGCATTTGGATTTACTTTCTGTAAATGATCTAGAGACAATTCGTATCTTTCATTCATAACATGTCTAATAAATAATTCATCGTGTAAACTATCTGCTGTTGATTTTAATGTTTTTACTTCAAATTTAAATTGATTAACTCTTTCATTCTGAAAGTAAATTGTTGTTAACAGGGCAATTAATGAGCATGCTGTTAATATTGGGCTTATATATTGTTTCATATTATATTGTTTTTATCTTCTTCATCAAATAAATCTTCACCCATATAATCTGGGTAATTTGTTTTCATGTTATCAATTCCTCTAACCCATACCAGGGTAATTGAAATAGCTACTATTATTATGAATATAATTAATCCCACCATTTTTCAATGTTATTGTTTAGATATTTGAATAATTCTTGTTTAGCTTTATTATGATCCTTTGTAGCTTTATTCATTCCCTCAGTAGTCCACTCTGTAGCTTCTGATAAGTACTTATCAAGATGATATTCAGTTTGTACTTTCTCTATCATTTCGATTGCTGTTTTAATACTATCAGCATCGTGCTCATTAAATACATGTAAACCATCTTTACGAATATAAGCTTCAGTATCAATCAATTTCTGTTTAAGTATTTCATAAACGAAATAATAATCCCAATCACGATCTCTCCATAAGATAGGTATCCAACGTAGGATCTTACGTATTTGTCTTATTTTACTCTTAATCTTATACATAGTATTAATCTAAAGTAGAAAGTTGGCCCGTCCAAAGGACAGGCCATAATAACTTACTTAGTTGCAGTTGTATCAGCTGCTACTGCAGTTGAATCTGTTGCTACTACTGTTGAATCTACTGCCACTGCAGTTGAATCAGTTGAGGTTACTTCAGTTGAAGCGTTACCACATGCTACCAATGTAGCGATTGCGAAAATTGCAATTACTTTTTTCATAATGTAATTTTTGTTTTATTATACTTAAATATACAACCTAATTTTGACCGAACCAAATTTATAGTTGTAATCTTGAACCTACAAGGAAGAAGCTAAGTATTGGCGTGCCTGGTACTGTTGATAAGCTTGCTTTATAGTCAATATTAAATCCAAATCGTTTACTCAATTTAAAACTATATCCTGTGCCCACCAAACCCATTACATTATAGTTCCATGTGCTGCCTGCTTTGCTGTTGTAAGCATATGGTGACGCCATTAAGAATACACCTGGAGATAATGTTGATTTTCTACTTATTTGATATGGTTTAGTCCAGAATGCTGTAGTTGATGACATAAATGAATATGAGTAACCAACAGCTTCTTTTAATTTAATATTAATAACAGATAAGTTATAGCCAAACGTACCATGTTTTGGATGTGGTATAATGTGAGTATAACCACCAAAAGTCATATGCGTACCTGCGACGTAAGCAACGGTATATGAATAAGCATCTATTGATTTGAGTACTCCGTTCTTAAAGTTCATATCGCTTTTATTCGCAGATAAAGCGAATGATTTTAAATCAGCCCATACCATACTTGATACGCCCCAACTTGATTCGCCGGTAGCAGATGCTTGAGACATGCTTAATGATATAATTGGTGTAAATCCACCTGCAGGATTTTGTGCTACAGTTAGATCTGAACCTATCATTATGGGGTTCATTTTAGCTTGTTTCTTATCGTCCTTCTTATCTTCTTTTTTCTCTTCCTTTTTTTCCTCTTTAGATTCTTCCTTCTTTTCCTCTTTCTTTTCCTCTTTAGTTTCTGATTTAGTTTCTTCTTTTTTCTCTTCAGATTTACTTTCAGATTTACTTTCAGATTTAGATTCGCTCTTTGATTCTGTTTTTGTTTCTGATTTGCTTTCGCTTTTGCTGCTTCCAGATGAGCTTGATGAAGACGATTCCCCAGATGAGGACGACGAACCAGAAGATGAAGACGAGGACGAACCCGATGATGATTGGGATGAAGACCCACTCGAAGATGCTGCTGTACCGCTTGAGGCTGGAGCGCCACTTGAAGCTGCTGCTCCACTTGATGCTGCTCCGCTTGCGGCTCCACTCGCTGCACCACTTGCTGCTCCTGAAGCTGCTCCACTTGCTGCACTTGAGGCTGCTGATGAAGCGGCTGATGACGCTGCTGAACTTGCTGCTGATGATGCTGCTTGTGATGCTGCCTGCGACACTGCCTGAGTCACTGTCTGTGTTACTACGGGAGTTGATACTGGACATGCTAGTGAATTGTAGGATACATACGTTGCTTGAAGCCAAGCTTGTAATTCTCCGTTTGTTACTTGCGCTGGAGTAAATGTCTTAATTTGACCATAGAATGAAACGATAGCGTTTCCGTTAACCATTGTAGTTGTAGCTACTTTAGTTTGACCAGTGCATTTGTCAATGAATGTTTGAGTGTAAACTTGTCCGTTCGCTACCTTAGCGAATAAACATGTAACGATTAATAATATACTTATTAACCATTTTTTCATTTTAGAAATTAACACCCAATCCAAAGGTTCTATTATTGATTATTGGGTCATAATCAAACTTTATTGTAAAATTTTTATAGTCGTGTAATGCACCTATTTTTACTGTTGTAAATCTATCTAAATACTTAGGGAACGTTATGTAGCCTAAATCATCTTTACCTCTCCATTTAGCGTCTTCACTTACAGTTCCAACCATCATATGGATACCTGTTCTTTTAATTCGTTTACCAACACCAATGTAAAAACTCTGTCTTTGAATTAAGTCGTTTACTATTGGAAAATCAACTTGAGTTATATTTCCAAAAGGAAAGAATGTTGAATTATCTCTTAGGTTACTTGCTGTATATTCTAATATAAAGTATCCTTTATTTCCTATTGTAAAGAAACCACCAACTTGATCATCTGTTGTTCCCTGAATACCAAAGCTGATAATTGGTTTTTTACCTTTAATAGTATCTCTTTTACCATTATCATATACATAGATTCTAGCAGGTTGTCTGTAACCCCAATCATTCATATACCACATTGGAGACCAGTAGTTCCAACCAAACATTGGAGCTCCCCACATATCCCATCTATTCCATCCCCAACCCCAGTTATTACCTAACCAAGGATCATTAACAATAATATTTGAGCCTGATCTTGTTCTTGCAGGTCTATTAAATTCTCTTGGTGATTCGTTTCTCCAGCTACTAACATTTCGTTGTGGAGATGATTGTTGAAATGATTGTGTTGATACTCTAGGTGTTGATGTAGCACCTCTCCAAGTGCTAACTTGTGATAACAATACTGTTGGAATAAATACTAATAAGAATAATAAACTTTTCATATTATTTTAGTTTTGAAAGGATTGCTAAATTCTTGTTTATTTGAGCTACTGTTTTAAGTCCAGATTTTCTAGATCTCATTGCTCTTTTCTTTTTTGCTTTTGTTCCCATTTTAATTAGTTTGGAAATACACCCTTTTTAATCATACGAGGTAATATACGAGCACAAGCAATATCTAATGCCTTTTTAGTCGCAATACTAACTGTAGACTGATTAAATTTAACTGGATCTATTGTTGCGTCAGATAATAATGTTAATTCTCTTGTTGTTTTAGCTTCACCTAAACCTGATGCTGCTATAATTTCTCCTGTTTCAGCATCTGTAAAGCGTACTTGTAAGCCTAAACGTGTAACCATTGTATTTTTAACTCCATTAGATAAGTTTACTTCTTCGTCATCTGAAACTGACCAATCGTATACTTCAATTTCAACAAAGTAATGAGCTAATCTAATCTTACCTCTACCGTCTAATTTATCTTGGCTAATTCCAGCTTGTGATGCTTGGAATTGCTTTACCATTCTATTTTTAATTTCTGTTTTATCTTCTGTAAACGTAAAACGGTTAAGATTTTCAAGATATTCAAGCGTGATGTTAGCCACACCCAAACCCACTTTCTTTTCTTTGAGTTCAGGATATGACTCATAAAGATCATCACCAATACCGCATTTGAGAATCTGAATCGGTATTGTTTTGCCTTCATAATTTAGAAATTGACTAATGTCTATTTTAGTTTCGAATGATGCTTTGAATTGTTCTGTCTTCGTTGACCCGACAGTTTGGGCACCCACATTTATGGTCAGTAATAGACCTAATAGTATTAATAAATTTTTCATACATAAATTTAATTTAAAAAAAGGGAACCGAAGTTCCCTTTAGTTTTGTTTTTAATCTTCTTTCTTTTTATGAGAGAATTTGTCGAATGTATCAGCACCCATTCCAATACCAGTAATAATCATTACTGCATTTACTAGTTCTGCTGATGGAGCAAAGTCAGAATGTGAAAATGAGTTTAACATCATTGTTACACATAAAAACATTGCACCTACAAACGCGATAACCGGTTTTACTGAAGTTGATCCTCTTTCATCTTTGAATAGATCAATAACCCACTGTTTGAAATTCATACTTTTAATTTTTAATGGTTAGTGAGATTCGTCGTAAGCGTCTTTTAATAAACCACACTTTTGACATTCTAATTCGCCGTCGTGATCTGCATCACCCCAAACGTGTTCACAATATCTATGTGCTTTAAGTTCGTGTTCTAATTTTAATTTTTCCATTTCTTGTTCATGCTCTTGTTCGTCTACTTCTAAAGCTTGTTCGTGTTCTTGTTGATCTTTTTTCAACTCAAACTTTTGCTTGTTTTCAACTACAGCTAATTCTCTAGCTGCTTGAGCACCTTGAACGAAGGCATCTGGGATCAATGGAGTGAATGGTCTGTTAGTTTCCTTCATATCATTAGTATGACCTAAAGTAACACCATCTTCCTCATCCATTTTCTGAACTAACATTTTATCCTTATCAGTATCGCTAAACCAGTAGTCTATGATTTTACCATAGCTACCAATAAAAGCACCTAATAATAATAATAATAATTCTTTCCATTCACCCCCAATTTCAGTTTTAACTACTATAGCGGCAAATATACCTCCTATAATAAAAATAAAACCACCTAATACCATTGCTGTGATGTACCATCTACGGGCCATCATCTTATTTAATAAATCTTTAAATCCACTTGGTTGTTGCATACTTTATTTTTTATAAATTACCACTGAGGTGCTTGTTCTTTAAATTCATCACCTTCTTTTTTCTTATGTTTTGGAGCTGAAGCTGCTGGTTGAGCTGCACCTGCTGCTTTTTCCTTGATGATTACAGTTTTACCTGCTGCTTGAGATTGTTGGTTGCTGTTAGTAATGTTAATTACTGGAGCTGCTGCTGCTGGTGTTGCTTTATCATCATCACCACCACCTGTTAATTTGTTAGTAATAAATCCACCAATACCTAGTGTAACTGTACTAACTAAACCGATGATAATGTTTTTAAACGATTTACCAGTTGATTCTTGTTCTACTTCTTCTGACATGTTATTTAATTTTTATAGTTTGTTAAAATCTGTGATTCCTAATTGATTACCATTAACATCAAATAATCCAATTCTATATGCTGATGGTGGTAATGCTGATGTGTATACTTTTAAGATATTATCACCAACGCTTACGTTTACTGTTTCTTTTGATATTACTCTATTTGAGATATCAAATATTTTGATTGTAACTGACTGCGCTACATCACTCTTAACATTCATAGCAACTTCATTTGTTACGAATGGTGATTGTAGTTTAATACCTACTGCGCTAGCTATTTTTAATTCAGCGTTTGTTACTGGGGGTTGTGGTGTTGGTACATCCACTTTAGTACATCCTACAAATAGGATAGCTGCAATTGCTAATACTTTTTTCATTGCGTTCATCTTTAATTAATTTTAATGGTGGTTTTACCTATTTGAGTACGGGATTGGTCTTCCAATACTAGATATAAATATTTAACTGGTAGTGAACTAGTGTATATTTTTAATTTGTTTTGGCCAACTTTACCACTAATACGCTCCCTTGTGATTACGTTTTGGTTTTCGTCTAACATTGTTAAAGTATATGTACCTGCTGCTTTCAAATCAAAGTAAATATCACCACCATTCGATACGGTTGATTCAGTAACACTAAATATATCCTGTACCGTTGGTGGTTGTTGTTGTACATCTATCTTTTTACAAGCTGATAATAGTAGTAATATGAATAGTAGTTTTTTCATTATTTTACTTTAACTTTTAATTGTACG